TTTACATCGTCTGCAGTCAAGGGACAGTTCTTGGGGTTGTATGGAAAGTATTCGACCGTGCTCATGTGTTTATATATACAGACGGCCGATGTGAAAATGCGTTAGACACAAATCTTCTCTTTTCTACAAATCAATAACACTGGCGAACCTTCTCGTGTCTCTCCAGGCAGTTCGCCGCCGCCTCGCCCTTTGGAACACGAACCTTCCCAGTATTCGTCCGCACTATGCCGTGAAGTGCAACAATCTGCAGCCAATTCTGGAGGAGCTACACAGGGGCGGGGCAGGGTTTGATTGTGCATCCAGCGACGAAGTACGGCGGGTCGTGTCGTTCGGAACAAAGGGTTCGGATATCATCTATGCGAACCCCTGCAAGTCAAGAAACGAACTATTCAAAGTAAAAAATGACAAGATACCTTACATGACATTTGACAATCCCGCAGAAATAGACAAGCTTCCCAAAGACACGAAACCCATTCTGCGGATTTTTGTGGATGATAAAGGCGGTGTGCGCATTCCCCTGAATTCCAAGTTTGGGTTTCCGTATTCTCGTGCCTACGATCTCCTCTGGCGTGAACCCCCGTATCGTATCTACGGACTAGCATTCCACGTGGGTAGCGATTGTTCGTCCCGTATTCCCTACGAATCAGCCTTCGATACCGTCGAGAATTTTCTGAGTATGATTTCGAGTCGCTCCGATGTGTTCACGCCAGAACTCTTGGATATTGGCGGTGGGTTCTCGGGAAGTTCTAAGAACGACGATTTCTTCCGTGAACTTGCTCCCTATATTCTCAAGCGGGTCGGGGATCTTCCATTCAAAAAAGTAATTGCCGAGCCCGGGCGGTTCTTTGCTGAAGAAAGTTGTACACTGCGAGTCCCGGTAATCGGCAAGAAACAGCTTCCCAATGGAAAACAATGCATAACAGTGGACGATTCCGTCTATGGCATGTTCTCCGGGGTCTTGTTCGATGGCTTCAAACCAGACTTTAAGTGTATCACCCGTGAACCGTGGGCGCACAGTTCCCAATTCACGATTTTCGGAAGGACGTGCGATTCGGCAGACAAGATCGCAGAAGATGTGTGGTTACCGGACAATATCGGTGAATCAGACATCCTTGAAGTCAAGAATATTGGAGCGTATTCGTGGGTCTCAGCCTCAGAATTCAACGGATTCCCCCTGCCACCGGTATCTATACAAGAGCCTTCTTCGTGAGTCTGCGGGGAAGATGCTTGGCAGTGTGGCGACCGCCACGCTTCTTCGCAAAATAGTGGGCCAATGTGAGTGCCGAGCCAGCAACGATGGCATCGTCAATCATACCAGCACCTCCACGCTTCGACGTACGACGGCGGCGACGTCCGCCCATCGCCGCCTTGCGCCCCCACTTATCCGCAGCATAGGACGTTCCCACCGCAAAAATCGCATCGTCAACCATTCCGACACCACCACGCTTCGATGTCCGGTGGCGGCGCCGACGTCCACCTGTGCACCCGCACCCACCTCCCGGGCGAACTCCACTTGCCATATCTGTTTGGAATGTCTCAGTCGTCATTATTATACCTACCCATTTTTTTGGAGGAAGATAGGGTGGCGACTTACTTCTTCTGGGCTGAGATCTACCGTCTCCTTATACTTTGGCTGTACCCAGCGAGAAAACGCACTGAATGCCAAATACGACAGGAGTGTTTCAGGGTGGGTATTGTCAGCGATACGATACCCATTAGCATCCCATCGTTTCCAGGCACGAAATACTATAGGACGAAATAGTTCTTCTACGATTCCAGGGTATGCGTCCGTCTGTTCTCGGACAATGATGCTGCAGAATGGGCAGCGTGCGGCGTACAGCTGGCACTGGGGGAGATGGTGGGCATGGGCACGCAAAAAATCATCCATTCGTGTTCGTGAATCGGTGGACGTCCGCACAGAACTGGGCAAAGTGGAGGGTTCTGTATTGTTTGTAATCGGCTCTCAGTAAGTTCATTTCACGAAGAGCAGCTTCCAATTCTAGAAAGAGAGCACGCAGTTCGTCTTCATGATCATCAGTGCGCACCCACTCGCCCACTTTGTTCATTCTCGTCATCTCCGTCATTGTTGTCTACATTCATCACACGCTTAAACGCAAACTCCTTGGCGACCATACCCGTCTTCTTGCGTTCGACAATCCAATCAAACAGCTCCTCTGGCCAAGGCTTGTTTCCAGTTGCACCGCCATTGACATAACTCGCAATCAGATCCTTGAGCTCCTTCTGTGATAGAGACCACGGTTTACTCCACGTCTCGGGTCGCTGGATCTTGATGTAGGATCCGTCGTCCTGAATCTCCAGCTTGTTCAGGTTCTGGAAATTGGTGCGGCGCAGAATATCGCTCATCTCATTCTCTACAAACTTCTTGTCCTCACGAAGCTTGTAGACAGTGGTATTGATCTCCTTAATCTGATCATCGAGGGAACGGTACTTGCGCACGGCCCGAACAAGGTCACGCTGATCAATAGAAGTATTCATTCTGGTATGCCATATTTCCGGCTGTAGAGTTTATTATCCGTTTTTAACAATGGATCCCCGTGAAGTGGACAAATTACGGATCGCATATAACACAGAACATCCCTATGAACCGCCTGTAAAGAAGGGGGACGGGATGTGGCAGGAAATCACTCGGCGTATGAAAGATGCCTGCGATACAGGGGCCCAGGCGTGTATTGTCCACGCCCTCGTGAAAAAGCCCGTGGCTCCAGATAGTTGGGCATCGAATGGAACGGAATGGCTTTCGTCCGACGACATTGATGCGTCGCAGGAATACTATGCCAAGCTGATCCCCGATTACTATTATACTGGCTCTGTCCCGATAGATTTTGATCTACACAATGAAACCGGAAAATGTCTCGTCTCGTCACTGTGCAGCATGAAGATTTCGGAACTACATAAGAAAGGGTATCGCCGTGTCGGCATAGTATTCAATACAGATCCTAGCGATGGACCGGGAGAACACTGGATAGCGGCGTTCTGTGATTTCCGTGATCACCTGAAACATCCCAAGATGACCTTTTTTGATTCGTATGCCCAGAAACCCGAGAAAGAGATTCGGCGGTTGATGTTGCGGTGGAAAGAGCAGTTGGATGACATGAAATTGTTCGACGAGCCGACAGAGTTATCCTACAACGCTGTTCGACATCAATACAAGGACGCCCAGTGCGGTATGTATTGTATCTATTTCCTCCACTGCTGCTTATTTGAAATCCCGATGGACGAGCGAGTCCCTGACGATGTAGTCATGATGATGCGACCGCTGTTTTTCAAATATAAACAACATCGTAAGAAATAATAAGAATGGACACCACCCAACTATTGTGGGTTATTATATGTATCGCATTTGCCTGCCTAGGTCTTGGGCTTGGGGTAGGAGCATACGTCTACCTCGGCAATATCCCGCCCCCCGATTCGTCGCTGACCAACTCGCTTACAGTCTACGCCGACCTTACCAAGGCTGCACCCATCGGATGCCCAAACAAAGACGTCTTGTGTGATTACTATATGGCGGCTAGTGGGTATTCCTTGATTCCCGGGAAGACCATCAACACATACATCGTCACAGACGCCCTCACCAAAGTGATCAAGGGCGGGGCAAGGTTGGTAGAATGGGATGTCTACGCCGTTGATGGAAAGCCCGTGGTCGGTGTAGCCGATTCCAAGACACTGAAAATGACGACATACAACACTCTCTCCTTTGAAGACTGCTGCGTCACTATCGGCAATGCGGCGTTCAATAGTTCCGTCACGCCAGGATACAAGAACCCCTTCGTCCTCTCCCTTGTATTCCATACTGCCGACAATGCGATTGTCACGCAGTGTGCCGATACCCTGAAGATGACGATTCGTAAGTATATGTTGAATTCTGAATACTCTTACCAACGCAAGAATCTGGGAGTTGAACCGATATGCAACCTCATGGGTAAACTGATCATCGTGAGCGGAGAGAACATTAAGGGCAACGGAATGGATGAATTGGTGAATATGTCCTGGGTCTCGTCCCAGATGCGCCGCATGACGTATAACCAGGCCTCGCAGACATTTGACCACGAAGAACTGATCGAATAC